GAGGAAATTATGAGCCTTTTGAATGACTTCGCCCGCCCTTGCGTGCTCATGGAGAAACACAGGGAGCCGGACGGTGCTGGTGGATATGTTACCACATGGACGGAAGGCGCGGCGTTTTCGAACTATCAAGCGCTGGACACGTCCATGCAGGCCCGTCGTGCAGAGAAAGAGGGCGTTACAAGCGTCTACTCGGCGCTCGTTGACAAGGCTGTGCCGATTGAGTACGGTGACTATTTCCGGGACACAGAAACCGGTACGACGTACAGAGTGACGTCAAACCCGGAGGAAAAGCAAGCGCCGCGATCCGCGAGTTTCTCCCTGAAATATTTTACGGCGGAAAGGAAAGAGTTACCGGCATGACGAAAGATAAAGCATTACACGCATGGTTCGGCCAGTTTCTCCCCGCCTATCCGGCGTCCTCCGTGCCGGGGGACGCCGTTTTTCCGTGGTTGACCTATGATCTTATTCTCGGAGCGTGGGACAGCGGAGAAGCATCAATCACGGTAAACCTCTGGTATTACACCGAGAGCGAAGCAACCCCAAATGCAAAGGCACAGGAGATTGCAGACGCTATTGGAATGGGAGGCGTTTTTGTTTCTTGCGACGAGGGCGCGATTTGGCTGAAACGCGGCACTCCGTGGTGTCAGGCGATTAAAGACGATTCTGAACCAAACGTCAAACGGCGGTATCTCAATATCACCGCCGAATTTATCACACCCAACTGAAAGGACTGATTTTATATGGCAAAGTTTACGAAGATCCCCGCCGATACGTTCAAACAGCTTCAGATCAATGCGGGCATCATTCTAAAAGATTTCACCCCGGCTTCTGGCACATTCAAAGCCGCTGACCAGCTCGGCGCAACGACAGGCGGCGTTACCTTCTCGGCGACACCGACGTTTTCTGACTATGGCGGCGACGTTGACAATTGCCCCAAGAATATGAAGGAACTGAAGCGCCAGGAATCCATTGAGGCGAAGGCCAGCGGCACGTTTGTCACCATGTCCACCGCCGTTGCGAAGTCTCTGATTGCTACGGCGGACATTGACGCACAGGATTCTACGAAGATCGTTCCGCGCCTTGATTTGGCCGATTCTGATTTCGATGATCTTTGGATCGTCGGTGACTATTCTGACAAAAACGGAGAGCAGAAGGGCGGCTTCATCGCAATCCACATGATGAACGCACTCTCTACCGGCGGATTCCAGATGAAAACCAGCGACAAGGCAAAGGGCCAGTTTGCGTTTGAGTACACAGCACACTTCGCAATGGCGGAGCAGACCAAAGTCCCGTATGAAATCTACATCAAGGCTGGCGAGGCGGACGCATAAGGAGGAAACATGAAACTTTCTGCACTGAGTACGGATCGCGCGGCGGATGTGCTGTGCGAGATTTCCGTTTTCCTGCTCAATATCACGAGCGACGAGGATGTCATCACATCCCTGAAACTCAACACAAAGGAAGCGAAAACCGTTGCAGAGAAATATGCAATGGCGGCAAATCGCGTCAGCCAGTGGGTGCCGATGCTTCTGAAAAACCATAGAGAAGACGTGTTCGGCATCCTTGCAGTTTTGAACGAAAAAAATGTCGATGACATCCGGGAGCAGAAGATCGTGGAGACGCTGCGGCAAATCCGGGAGATCGCGCAGGACAAGGAACTTATTGATTTTTTCTCATCGTGCGTATCGGAGGGGAAAGAGTAACACTCTCCCTTCTGGATGCGCCGAAAATTTCAGCGCCCGCACTCATTCGACTCCTGCCCGTTTTGATTCGGCAGCGGAGGGAAAAGTGGTTGTTTGATGATTATATGTCACGCTGTGCCAGAGTTTTAACAGAGAACACTGCAAAACTTGTGGGCGGACGGTATATGCAGTCGGATCTTGATGAAATATTGCGTCCGAAGAAAGAAGACACGCGCTCTTGCGAGGAAATTACAGCTGATATTGTGCGGCGGTGTGGATTGGTGGTGGAAGAATGAATTTACTGGATATTGTGGTGAAGATCACCGCTGATTCATCCGGCGTGGATGATGGAATGGATTCCGCGAAGAAGAAAGTGTCGTCGTGGAAGGATAATGTCGGGAAAGCGGCGAAAACTGCGGCGAAGGGATTTGCTGTTGCAGCAGCAGCCACGACAGCGGTCATCGCTGGAATTAGTAAGGTTATCGATGCGACTGAGGAATATCGTGTTGCACAGGGCAAACTGAACGCCGCCTTTGAAACTGCCGGATATAGTGCTGATACGGCACAGGAGGCTTACACTGGCCTTTACAAAATCCTCGGTGACACGGATACCGCCACAGAAACAGCGCAGCTCATGGCGAAACTGGCACGCAACCAAGAAGATTTCGCAACGTGGACGAATATCGCCGCTGGTGTAAACGGCACGTTCGGTGATTCGCTGCCCATCAACGGACTTATTGAGGCCGCAAACGAGACGGCAAAGGTTGGACAGGTTACGGGCGTTCTGGCGGATGCGTTGAACTGGGCTGGTATTTCCGAGGATGACTTCAATGAATCACTTGCGAATTGCTCCGGCGAGGCGGAGCGGAACAGCTTGATCATGAATACCCTTTCCGGTACATATTCCGATGCGGCGGATTCTTTCTACAAAAATAACGAGCAGGTAATCAAATCACGCGAAAATCAGGTGAAGCTGCAGGAATCGACCGCGAAACTCGGCGAGAAGTTCCAAGAACTGAAAAACAATTTCCTCGATAAACTGACCCCAACATTCATAAAGGTTATGGATGCAGGCATGCAGTTTATCGATAAAGTCTCAAAGGCCCTTGACGATTCTGGCCTCATTGAGGCAATCGGATCGATCCTTGAAATTGCAGTTGGATTGCTCGACCCGCTCGCAGATCTGATCGTGACTTTCCTCCCGGCGTTGAAGGTTGCTCTTGATCCTGTCGCAAAAGTGCTTGCGTTAATTGCTGATGCTGCGAACGTCGTAGCCGGTATTTTTACATGGGATTTCAACCGGATTGGCACGGCACTCGGTATGAATGTTTCGAAGGGCCAGTTATCTACCTATCAGAAGGTTGTCTATGGAGACACGCTCAAGAGCACGTCTTATAGTGAATCCGCAGGCGGATGGACTGGAACGGGCGGTTATATTGAGGCTGGAACCGGGAAGTATGTGCCTTACTCGGCGAGCAATTCCACGACGAATAATTACAACATCAACATTGATTCGTCAAACGTGCAGCAATTTAACGATGTGGTAAACATCGCGCAAAATCAGCGCAGAACCAGCAGAATGGGAGGCGGCTAATATGGGTTATAAACAGGAGCGCCGCAGAGTGGTACGGATGGGAGGCGCAACTGGATGAGTGTTACACAGAAAATATATGCCAAAGCATTTGCTTTTTTGGATTTTACGAATCAAGGAGCAAATCTCCATACGGGGAATCAAGTGACCCTTGAAAATGGCTCCGATAGGATTTTGCTAAAATTCAATGATGTCCCATCCTCAATGCAATTTAAGCGAATTTCCGCGATTTCGCTATCAATGTACTGCCGTTCTGCTGTGTCAACAGATACGATATACGGCTATGGCACAGTTGATTTTTCTGCGTTCGACGGCTCAGGAACATTCGACGAAAATACAGTTACATACGCTTCATGGCCGCAAACAAGTCCGGGCCATTTGCTTATTTCTGATTCCACCAATATATCCGATTTGCCACAGTGGAAGAAAACGTACGCTTTGAGTGGAAGCGGCTTTTACGGCGATGTGCTCGTTTCATGCTTGGGCAACTGCGCAGTGGCTAGTGCTGGTTTCTATAAAGCGCAAAATGCAGTGTTTGATGTGAGCGGTGCAAACGCTCCGTATATTGAGATTACCGTTGACGACACGACTCTCGTAGACACCCTCGCGTTAAAATCACTGGCCCCAGCATCCGGGGCTATCAATCGTTTTTCGGACAGTATATTCACATGGGGCATTACGACCCCAACTCTTTGCATACCTAAATTAGTTCAAGCATCTGCAACTTTTCGCTGGCGCGCTTCCGGGTCTAGCACTGTTCACGAAGTTTCAGTTAGTGGATCAGCAAATAGTGTAACCATTCCAAAAAACACATTCCCGAGTGGGAATATCCAGTGGCAGATTATGCTGACTGCAAACAGCGGAAAAACGACAACGTCGGAATGGATCACGCTATCTGCATCGGATCAAAAACCAACTGCTGAAACAGTTGCACCTCAAAGCATTGTAATCGATGCAAGCGTTTCCAACAAATTTACATGGAGACACATCATCTCAACGGGTACGGAGCAGACAAAGGCTGAGCTGCAAATCTCGTCGGACAATAGCACATGGGCCGCGCTGGCCACAGTGGTTGGCTCCAGCAATTCCTACACAGTTCCGGCGAACACGCTCGGCAGCGGGACGAAATACTGGCGCGTTCGAACCTATAACACCGACAATGTGGCCAGCGAATGG